GAAGTCATCATCGAGACGGATGAAGGAAAGTATCAGAAAGATTATGTATACCTTAATGAGTATACCATGTATGTGGTTGAGGACATCTCTGGTTCCGAGGTTGATAAATATCATTATGAAATCAACTTCTTGCCAGAGTGGGGATTTAAAGCCACTCACAGCAAGTAATTTGCGCCGGCACAAATAGGAGAGAAAAACAAATGGATATTTTGCATTATGCAGATAGAGCAATTAGCATTATCGGATCAATTGCATTGGGATTGTATATACATACAATATGGGAAAAATATCGAAACCGTTAAAAAGCACGCAGCAATGCGTGTTATTTTTATGCCCAAACGCGATACGGCACTAAAAGGTGCGCGGACGGTGACACCGAAGACAATGGATGATAGAGTGACACTCTTAAAACGGAAAGGAGCAGGTAACATGGCAGACAACACGAACACTTCTCAGGAGCAGCAGGCATCGGGACAGCAGGAACAGAATCAGTCAACAAATCCGGTGATCGACTATGATAAGATTCAGCAGATGCTTGACGGCACACTGGCAGCTAAAGAGGACACCGCACTGAAAGCATATTTCAAGCAGCAGGGACTTTCACAGCAGGAAGTGGAACAGGCAATCAATGCATTTAAGCAGCAGAAAGCGGCACAGCAGCCTGATGTTGCAGGGATGCAGAGTCAGATCAATGAAGCGCAGACGCAGCTTACAGCAGCCCAGAAGATGGCACAGCAGGCTCAGATCGAGTCAGCTGCCACTATTGCAGCTGTTAGCCTTGGCGTGGATGCCAAAACGATTCCATATGTTCTGAAGCTGGCTGATTTCAGCAAGGCCGTAGGAACAGACGGAAGTATCAATGCAGAGGAGGTGCAGGCAGCACTCAATAAAGTGATGGAGGATGTTCCGGCATTAAAGCCGCAGGAAGCTTCTGGCAGAGGCTTTCGACAGATCGGAACTGGAGGAAATCCAGCGCAGCACACTCAGCAGACAAACAACAATCAATCAGCTGTCCCAACACATCGTTGGAATCGCTGGAACTAAGAAAGGAGGGCATAGAATATGCCAAGCTTAAATTATGCACAGACTTGGAATAAGGATCTTTTAGAAATCCTTATTCAGGGAACTTTAACCTCACCATTTGTAACCAGCAATGTGCGATGGGTAGGTGCCAAGAGCTTCCACTTCACACAGATGAGTACATCTGGTTACAAGAACCACAACAGAAAAGGTGGATGGAATGTGGGTGAGTACGCGCAGAAAGACGTGCCATACACTCTGACACATGACCGTGATGTTGAGTTTCTGGTAGATAAGGCAGATGTGGATGAGACCAACGCAACCGCATCCATCCACAATATCAGCGAGGTTTTTGAAAAGACACAGGTCGTTCCGGAGACGGACGCATTGTTTTTCTCAAAGATCGCACAGAAAGCTCAGAAGACAGAGGGGTATCATTCCTCGACAGCAGCAGCAGAGTACACAAAAGGAAAGGTGTATAGCAAGCTGAAAGACATTTTGTCAAAAGGTAAGCTTAGACGCTATAAGGCACAGGGAGCCTTGATTATGTATGTAACCAGTGCAATTATGGACGCGCTTGAGCAGTCCACAGAATTTACACGTAAAATCGAGATGACTCAGATCGCAGAGGGTGGACTGGGAATTGAGACCAGAGTAACCGAGATCGATGGCGTTCCGATCATGGAAGTTATCGATGATGAGCGTTTCTACGATGCATTTGACTGGGAGCCAGAGAAAGGTGGTTTCCAGCCGCTGAAAAAGAAGGAAGAATCTTCTACAGGTAAGGGAGATGGTGTAACAGGCGCACATAAGATTAACGTTCTGGTTGCATGTGGACTGACCTGTAAGATTGTGCCAAAGATCTCCAGTATCTATTATTTTGATCCTGGCGCACATACAAAAGGCGATGGTTACTTATACCAGAACCGCAGCCTATCTGACGTGTTCGTTTTCCCGAACGGTCGTGACGGAAATATTGATAGCATCTACGTTGATGTTGATACCACTGAGGTAGACTGATGTATACGCCGTATGTAACACCCGAGGAATATGGAACGCTTGGAAGTGGCAGTATCCTGCCTGAGAAGCTACAGAATGCCCTCAGACAGGCATCACGGCATGTAGACGCATTGACATACAATCGCATTTGCGCTAAGGGGTTCGGCCATTTAACCGCGTTTCAGCAGGATATAATCAAAGAGGTTGTTTGCCAGCAGGCAGACTTTGAAACTGAGAATGAGGATGAGATCAATATGATCTTGTCCTCTTACAGTATTAACGGAGTATCAGCCCAGTTTGGAAGCAGCTGGAACATATATACAGAACATGGAGTTGCTATGCGACGCGATGTATATGCGCTTTTATGCCAGACTGGTTTGTGCTGCCGCCTGGCAATCTAAGGAGGTGGCGAGATGAGATATCCATGCTTAGTTCCCCAAAGGCTTTGCAAGACGCCAATCAGCATCCAGATCGATCAGGAAGGATTGAATGAATACGGAGAACCATTCTCGACAGTAACATATTCAGGAAATTGCAATTATCAGGATAAAGCGAAAACAGTTTTAACAGCTGAAAAAAAGCTGATCCAGATTACAGGAACAGCATTGTTTCCGGGAGATATTTGCAAGAAACTGCCAGTCATTTCTGGAGGAGAGGCCACTGTGTTTGGCATGAAGCGCCGCATTGTGGAAGCACGAAAAGCACGTAATCCAGATGGTACAGTTAATTACACGGAGGTGTGGTTGGAATGATAAAGGTCAGTTCGAAAGTAAAACTGAACATGGCACAGATCAACCTTCTGGAACGTGCACAGGTTGTAGCATTAGAGCAGACGGCAGAGGCGCTGCACGCCGAAGTTATACAGGCACAAGTTTTCCCACGAGATACAGGTGCATTGCAAAACGAAAGTACCTACGTAGACTACTCGAAAAGTAACGAGGGAAAGGTAACAATCGTTTCAAGCACACCTTATGCGCGTCGGCTCTATTTCCATCCAGAATATGATTTCCAGAAAACTGCAAATCCGCACGCAAAGGGCAGATGGTATGAGGATTGGTTGCCGGGAGGCAAGTATGCAGACTTTTGCACACAGGCTTTCACAGAAATGTATAGGAGGTTAACGGGCGTATGACACTGGCAGATGTACGAGATTATATAGATTCGCTTGGCCTTGCAGATTATGTGTATATGGCAAAGCTGCCAGATAAGCAAGATCGCTCCATTGGAGTATATAACAGCAAGCACCAGTATCCGTATAAAGTTGCAATCGGTGGTCCTGCGCTGGAGTCTTACGGAACCAGATACATTACGCTTTTGGTGCATTGGAACAAATCTCCAAGGGAAACCGAGAAGGCAGCAACAGCCCTATTTGAAGCGATCCAGAAAACAAGGGAAGCAAAAATAAATGACGCAACAATAAAATTTTTTCAGCCGCTGTACGAGATCCAAGATGTAGGCACTGATGATGCAGGCGTCTACGAAATGGTAATCGAAGCGGCTGTAATTTTTGGAAAGGAAAAAACAACATGAGAAAGAAAGTAGAAAGAGGATCAAACAGACCAGTAAAGCTCCAGCTTTTTGCCGAGACAAAATCTGGAGTATATCCGTGCTATGAGAATCAATTTCAGATTAATACGTCGGATTCTACGGCAGCGGCAAGTATGAAATCCATTGCGGATTGTGTAACCTTTGGTGTATCAATTGACAACGGCGTCGAAGAATGGACACCGTTCGAGACAGAGGGATGGGTACGCCGCTTGATGACTGCAAAGAGCCTTAAGATTTCTGTAACTGCAAAGCGAAATGTTGGAGATGATGGCAATGATTTTGTAGCAGGAAAAGCCTTTAAGTCAGGCAGAGAAACCGAAGCAGATTTTCAGTGGACATTCCCGGATGGAATCATTATTAAACTTCCAAAAGCGGTTATCAGTGTTACTAATCTGAGCGGCGGAGATTCTACGAGTGTTGCAGGACTTGAGTTTGAAGTAATGTCCAATGGAAAACCAGAGATTGCAGATGTAAAGTAAGGAGGCATATTATGAAAAAAATTGACATTACAGATAAGTTAGAAATGGCAGGAAATACCGTGTTGATAATCAACGGGGAGGAAATTGAAGTCAAAACAGATGCAAAGACTGCACTTATCTTACTTGGCAAAATCAAGAATTGTGAGCTGACTTTCCAGAATAAAGATTTAAATAAAGTTCTTGATGTCATTCTCACACCAGAATCGGTCGAGAAGCTTAGCGCACTGGACCTTTCTTTCAAGGATTATGCAACGGTTTCAACCTGTGCTATTGCCGCCGTTACTGGAGAACTTGAGCAGGGGGAAGCTCAGACCCATACTACGACATAATTGATGATTATGATTTGATTGTATCATCTTTTCAATCGCAGTATGGGATTCGATTATCAAGAGAAGTCGATACAATGCCGTGGGAGGAATTTAAACAATTTCTCTCAGGCATTGGACCAGATACACCATTGGGGCGAATTGTTGCCATCCGATCAGAAAGCAATGAAAACGTGCTAAAAAACTTCACGCCTGGTCAGCGAAAAATTCGTGCTGAATGGATGGGAAAGGCAGCAAAGACAAAAACAAAAGAAGAAACAATGACCTTTGTGGAGCAAATGAAGCAAGCATTAATTGCAATGGCAGGAGGTGAGAAAAATTGAGAAGATAAAGTGCAAAAAATGTGGAAAAACTCTGCTGTTGGCAGAGCGTGTGAAGGGTGAAATCAAATGTCCACGATGTGGGGAAATAAATAAAGTTGATTACAAGGGCAAGAGCCAATAAGCCGCACCAGAGAGAGTAGCGACGTGCGCCTACCTTGAACAAAAAGGTAGGT